GTGCCCGATCTGTACGTACAGATCGTTCCTCCACAGAACCTTGTCTTGAACGGTGTCCCGACGAACGTCGTCGGCGTGGTGGGGACCGCTACCTGGGGTCCTGTCGACGAACCCGCTATCGTTGGTACGATGGCTGATTATGCACAGCAGTTTGGCTCCATCGTACCACGGAAGTGCGACATGGGCACGCATGTCGCAACAGCGGTTCAGCAGGGCGCAACGAATTTCCGCTGCGTGCGCGTAACTGACGGCACCGATGCTGCCGCGTCTGTCGTGGTGCCAGGCTCCAATGCGAGCTTTACGGCCATCTACACCGGCTCCCTAGGTAATAATATAACGCTGATATTGGGTGCCGGCACCCAACCCAACACCTGGAGGCTGTCGGTTCTCCTTTCCGGATTTGAGCCTGAGATCTACGATGGACTCGTTGGCAACGGTGCGGCGTTCTGGACGGGGCTTGCCGCTGCGGTCAATTCGGGTTTAGGCCCTCAGCGCGGGCCATCTCTCCTTATCATCGCCAGCGCGGGCGGGACAACAGCATCACCGGCCCCGTTCTCTTTAACCTTAGGGGCATCGAGCGCCGGATCTGACGGGGCGGCACAGGTTGGCAGCAATCAATTGGTTGGTGCCGACACTCCCAGTCGCAGTGGGATGCATGCCTTGCGGGGACAGGGCTGCGGCCTTGCGCTACTCGCGGATTGCGATGATTCCACCACTTGGACGACGCAGGCGGGCTTCGGGCTCGACGAGGGAATATACATGATCCTCACGACGCCAGCCGGCGATACCATCACGAACGCGGTGGCTACCATGGCTGGGGCAGGCCTCGACAGCTACGCTGCCAAGCTCATGTTCGGCGACTGGCTGTGGTGGTCTGACCAAGTCAATAACACCATCCGCCTCGTCTCACCACAGGGTTTTGCAGGTGGTCGGCTGGCTAATCTTTCGCCGGAACAGTCAAGCCTCAATAAGCAGATCTACGGAGTGATCGGCAGCCAGCGTACCGGCACCCCAGGTTCGGGACAAAGCACCGCGTATTCGGCAGCTGACCTAAGCGCGCTTTTAGGTGCCGGCCTGGATCTAATCTGCACTCCTCAGCCTGGGGGTTCATATTGGGGCGTCCGGGGAGGGAACAATACGTCATCGAACGCAGCTACCGACGGAGATAACTATACAAGGCTGACCAACTACGTCGCCGAGACGTTGGCTGCCGGAATGGGCAAATACGTGGGGCAGGTCATCAACATACACCTGTTCCAACAAATCCGGTCGACGCAATTGTCGTTTTTGAACAACATGTATGGACAGGGCCTTCTCGGCAGCACCGATGGTTCGCTTCCATTCAGCGTCATTTGCGATACCAGCAACAATCCGTCCTCGCGCACTAGCCTGGGCTATGTTCAGTCAGACACCCAGATCCAGTATCAGGCGATCAACGAGCGCTTCATCGTCAATGTCGAGGGCGGACAGACCGTCCAGGTCGCACGGCAGACCCTACCCACCGGTCAGGTTAACTAGGAGATCACGCAGTGGCACTGACAGCATTTTCGATCGGCCGGGACACTCAGCTTGTGGTGATGGGCCCCAATGGACGAGTCGATATCAGCCACGTCACCGGCTTCGAAAGCAGACAGCTAACGAGTCCGGTTCGGGTTAGCCGGCTTGACGGGACCCAGCTTGGCGCAGAGCTTCCGAAGGGCTGGGAGGGCAGCTTCGAGGTAGAGAGAGGGACCTCAGCACTGGATGACTTTATCTCTACGTTAGAGCAAGATTTTTACAACGGCAGCGGTAATCAACCCGGCACGATGTATCAATACATCACAGAGACCGACAGCTCGGTTTCCACGTACCAGTTCGACGGCGTCGTATTCAAATTGGCTAGCGCCGGCACTTGGAAGGGAGATGCAAGTGTGAAGCAGAAGATGGAGTTCTACGCAACCAGGAAGCGCCGTATCTGATGCCCCCCTCACTGACCATTATCCGCGAGGCGGTCAAAGTCATACCGGCTATCGACAGCAAAGGGCGGCAGCTAATGCTGCGGCGGCTGACAGCCCTCGATACGCTGAGGCTCTTCAAGGCCGCCGGTCCGGTGCTTGCCCAAAACGAGCCATGGCTTTCCATGGCAGGGCTGGCGTTCTCCGTCCTGGAAATCGACGGTGTGCCCGTGCCACCGCCCACAACCGAGTCGCAGGTCGAGACCTTGATCGACCGCTTGGGCGAAGAGGGCTTGGCGGCGATCGCGGATGCAATCAAAGACGAGCAAGAAATCCCTGACCAGAAGTCCAATGTGGGAAACTCGCTCGGCACCCTGTTCTAATTGACTGTTTATACCTTACTAGGAACGGGGTGCCGTTCGACGTCGCGTTTTCACTCTCCGCTACCGAACGGGCCGCCTATGTAATCGCCCTAGGCACTCTCGAAGGGCATACCTTTGATTGGTCGGCATTTGAATGGGAAAATGCTGCCATTAGCGAGAGATAATGGCCAACCCAACCCAGCCGTGACTATGAGGTTACCACGTATGCCGAGTGTAGACGCCAAACGGATCAACTGGTTCCTCAATCTCCAGCGGATCTTGCGATTTCCTAGGGCTTACATGGCCCCGGTCGCCGTCTCTCCCGTTAGTCGCGGACCGGCGAATCTACGCCCTCAAACCATAATTCGAGCCATCCCGCCTCTTCAAAGCCCCGACATCATTGAACGAATAGTTCGGATTGCCACGGGAGCGTTCTCGAACCTGAAGCGCGGGCCCTTTTTGATGGATGCCCCTGTTAGCTGGAAAAGGCCTCGTCCGCCGACCAGAATTGAGTTTGAAAGACCTGCCGGTCCCTTACGTTGGCGAGTCCAAAAGGCGCTGACGCATGTCGCCGGAGCCGCCCAGACCATCTTAATGCACGACAGAACAGAGGTCGCGGTCCGACAAGTACTCGCAGGAGCTCGAAAGCGACTTGGTCTAATTGAGCATGTCGGAAATAGATCATCCGCGGTCCGGAATACGGTCTCCTTCGCTCCCGCGCCCTTTATTCTTCCTACGCGAGGCCGATCAAAAAGTCTACCTGATGGACGTCGGGGAACCGATACCGCTCAGACTCCCGCGGTGCTTCGGAGGCAGGATATCCCACCGACGAATCAACCGCCTTTGAGTCAAGGCTTCGGAATCGGGAATCGTTGGCCTTCACCCAATCGAGAACTCACACGAGATGGCGATGGGCTCCGGAACAACGAACCCAATGTTGCAACCCTACATCTTGACGGAGCGGCTCTTGGGCGATGGGCAGTACAATACTTGGAGCGTGCTTTGGGCAAACCTGCGACCGGCATGACCGGTGTCGATCCGCGAGTGACGATACCCCGAAGCCGGGTTTCGCCCTTTTGAACATCTCCGATAAACACATCAAACAGACCTTTTTCTTGGAGCCACCTGAAACTTGCGGGACTCCCCAATTCAGATCGGATCAATAAGCCTTCAAGGTTTTGAGATCCCCACGTCAGTCCGCTTCGGAGGACGGCATAGATTAGCAGTCCACAATTTGTCAGGCGGCAGAAGGATCGTCGAGCGCCTGGGCCCAGACGATGGTGAAGTGGCGTTTCAGGGAACATGTTCTGGACCTGACGCCGAAGCGCGGGTTCGCGCATTGGATGACCTACGCCTGTCCGGTGCGGTCGTCTGGTTGACGTGGGAGTCATTCAGGCGGAGGGTGATTGTTAGTAACTTCGTGGCTGAATATCACAGCCCGTGGTGGATTCAGTATAAGATGAGTTGCGTCGTAGCTCATCAGACCGGTACGAGAACGTCACAGACACCGACCATTCTAGCTCTCATCTCTGCAGATTTTGGTAATGCATCGTCCGCGGTTGCCGGCTCACCGCTCTCGCTTACGGCGCTACAGAGCGCTCTTTTCGACACAAACGCGATGACCACCGGTACGTCGGCCCAAGCGCAGGCTGCCGCCGCGGTCGGTACCGCGCTGGACGCAATCAACTCCCAGATCGCCGTACAGTCTACACTTGTTGCCGCACCGCCGGGGACACACTCGGGCCCTGGAAGCTTTAGCCAGGCGCTCCCCTCGCTGGTGAGTAACGCAGCACAATTGGCGGCTGCGGTTAGCGCCAGGTCTTACGTGGGGCGAATCGGACTAAACTTGAGCAGCTCAGGGGACTGACGTGCAGAAGATTATCGTAATTGGTGGAAATCTCTTTGAAATCGCCGCCAATCAACTTGGCAGCGCACTTCAATGGATAAATATCGCACGAGCCAACAATTTGACGGACCCTATGCTTTCTGGTCAGAATGAGATCATCATTCCTCAATTTTCATCAACTTTCTCCAATGGCGTCGGACCGCAATAAATGCCTGCGTCGCCGTTTGACAGACTAGAAATCAATGCGACTGTGAACGGAAGCTTGGTCAAAGGTTTGCTTCAGGCGTCCATTGCGCACACAAACTGCTTTTCGTCCGATTCATACGCCCTCACTTTTGCAATGGGTCCGCCACCGCTTGGAGATATATCGTTCTGGTCCAGTTTATCATCCGCCTATGTCGAAGTCAGCTCAGCAAACGCGTCTGACCAAACGTGGCAGAGTCTGATCAGTGGCATGGTCGACATGGTTCATATCGACCCGATACGAGGCATTATTTCGATAGAGGGACGCGATCTGTCATCCGTCCTGATCGACTCCTATCGTCAGCAGGATTTCGTAAACCAGACAGCTTCCGAAGTGGCCTCTACGCTTGCGTCTTATCATGGTCTTACGCCAGCAGTCGCCGCAACAACCAGCAATGTTGGACGTTATTACGGCGATGGTTACACTCGACTATCGCTGGGACAATTCTCACGCCTTCGGTCGGATTGGGATTTGGTGGTTCAGCTTGCCCGCGAAAATGCTTTCGATGTTTTCGTTCAGGGTAATACATTATTTTTTCAACCCGCCACCTCTTCCGCTAACCTACCCGTGCACATTGCCTTTGGCGATGTCAAGACAATACGGTTTGAACAAACTCTAAGTATAGCTTCCAACGCCACCGCTCGAGTGCAGTCCTGGAACTCCCAGATTATGGCGTCTTATGACAGCAACTCCCCAAGCGGTAACGCTCTTCCGACACAGACGACATTCACTGCGACCAACCAGCCCTATCTCTTTTCGGCTTCGAACTTTACCTCGCAGCAGGTTACCGACACCGCCGGACGTTATGCTACCGAATTGGGGCGCCTTGGTGTAGTCCTGCATGCCGAAATGCCATGGGATCTTGCGCTTTCGCCAAGAACAATCATTTTGATAGACGAGACGAGGTCTATTCTTGATACCACCTACAAAATTGAAAGTGTTGAACGACATTTCAGCACGACTTCAGGATCTAGTCAGACTATTCGCGCCGTAGTCGCCTGATATCTTACGCATCGAAGCGGAGACAAGGCTTAATCCCGAGGACACATGATCGATAGATTGTCGAACGCGATAAAATCCCACGCCGCGAGTTTAGACCAAACAACCGGCCAGATAAAGTTCGGTACAATAACGTCAGTTAACTCTCAGAATGCAACTGCGCGCGTGCTCATCCAGCCTGACGGGGTGTTGTCTGGCTGGCTTCCGGTGTTATCGCAGTGGGTGGGAAGCGGATGGGGGATGGTGTGCCCCCCCAATCCGGGTGATCAGGTGCTTCTTGTTCCACAGGAGGGCGACATCGAGCAGGGCATCATTATTGGGCGGACATATTCAAATAAGCAAATGCCGCCTGTGGCGCCTGAGGGTGAGTTCTGGCTGGTGCATCGAAGTGGGAGCTTTTTAAAGCTGTCCAATGACGGCACCATCCGTATCGGTGGCGACCTTCACGTCCAGGGCGATGTCTACGATCAGCATGGGCCTTTGTCGGGGCTGCGCGGCCACTACAACGCCCACACGCACTCAATATCGGCAAATGAAACAACGGGCTCACCCTCTCCTGTGGACTGACCAACATGTATGATATCTTTCTTAATTGGGGCAGTGACCTCGTGGTTGGCGCCGGAGGCGATCTGGCCCTTTCAACTGGCGCAGAGACTATCAATCAGCGTGTGGTTCGTCGGCTGCTTACGAATTCAGGCGATTATCTCTGGAACCTGAACTACGGAGGCGGACTAGGCCAGTTCGTTGGCACGCCTGCTAGCCCGGCCGACATCGAGGCGATCGTCAGGACACAACTAGCTCTGGAGACCGCTGTGCCAACAACACCGGAACCTCAGATCAGTGCAAGTATTGCCAATGCTGCCAATGGATATGTAGTTGCTACGATTACCTATGCGGATCCCTCCTCCACCGCACCGATTCAGCTTAATGTCGCAACTGGTTGATGATTTGGCATGAACCTAAATCTCAAGGGTTTTTCGCAGCTTGTTGAGGACATGGGGGCGGCGCTCCAAAGTTCCGCCTCCAGTTTAATCGACGTATCGGTAGGCTCTGTCGTTCGGGCTATATTCGAGGCGAACGCATCCGTCGTTCTCTGGTTGCAGTGGCTTGTTCTTCAGGTTCTGGCATCCACTCGTGCCTCCACCTCTAATGGATCGGATCTAGACTCCTGGATGCTGGATTTCGGGCAAATACGACTGCCAGCAGTCCAGTCGACCGGCATCGTAACATTCTCAAGATTCGTAAATAGTTTGTCGGCCACGATCGCACCTGGCACATTGGTCAAAACAACAGACGGCTCATTGAGCTTCGCCGTCACCGAGGATCAATCTCTTTCAATCTGGCAGTCCGGCGCGGCAGCATATGTTTTACCCGGCGGCGTAAGCACGGCTGACTTACCGGTTATATGCACGACTAGCGGATCGGTCGGGAACGTCCTGGCCGGGACAATAACCGTGATCGCAGCATCTCTACCTGGCGTCGATCAAGTCAACAACTCCAATCCACTTTCGAATGGGGCTAACGCGGAAAGCGACCAAGCATTTCGTCAGCGGTTCCAGACCTATTTGGCTAGCCGATCCCGCGCGACCCTAACCGCCGTGCAAAATGCGATTACCAACGTTCAACAAGACCTAAGTTTCATTATACAGGAGAATACGATGCCGGGAGGAACCGCTCAAGTCGGTTCCTTCGTGGTCATCGTTGATGACGGAACTGGCTATCCCTCATCTAGTCTTCTCTCGAACGTTGTTACAGCCGTTGAGACGATGCGGCCGATTGGGACAACATGCGCCGTTATACCTCCGCAGGTACTCAGCGTAAATGTTGCACTGACGGCGGTGTTGAACTCCGGTTCGGCCGCCTCTCTCATCGTTCCGTTGATTCAGAATCATATCGCTGTCTATCTAAACTCCCTACCCATTGGGAGCGGTGCCTCGGCGACCCGTGTGGCTCAAAATGCCTACCTCGCGGGCTCCGGGATTGAGAATATCACTGGAATACTGTTGAATGGATCCTCGGCAGATATCGCTGTGCCCCAGGGCACCGTAATAAAGGCCGGTCAGGTAATGGTCACAACCAATGAAGGGTGACCTCTCCGATTTCGTCTCGCGGCTTTGGGCGCTACTTCCCAAGCGCTGGTTTGCCGAGCAAAGTCCGAACCTAGACGCTCTGCTGAGAAGCATCGCGACTCCTTGGGTTTGGCTCTATAGCTTGATCAGCTATGTGATCACTCAGGCGCGGCTTGTCACCGCTACTGACGAATGGCTCGATCTAATAGCCATTGATTATTTTGGGTTTCATCTCACGCGGAAGACAAACGAGCCGGACTTTTCCTATAGAAGCCGCATCCAGGCGGCATTGCTGCAAGAGGCTGCAACTCGCTCCGCCGTTGCTGCCGGATTGGAAAACCTTATCGGAACGCAGCCAATCATTTTTGAACCTGCGAATTGCATGGACACCGGGTCCTATGGCGTCATGGCAGCGACTCCGCATATGCCGGGAACGGGAATGGCGTACGGTCTTACTGGTGGTTGGGGAAGTCTGCAGCTGCCGCTTCAGTTCTTTATCACGGCCACATGTCCAGCAACACCCGGCATCGGCATGTTGGCGGGTTACGGATCATCGGCCGGCGGATACGGTGAGGGCACGATCTGTTATGTCGATCTTTCTCTTTTGCCGGGACATGTGACCGACGCCGACATTCAGGCGACCTTACGCAGCCTTCTTCCCGTCAATGCTGTGGCTTGGTTGCGGATCAATTAATCTTATCCACGAATTGGTGAAAAGTAACCATGGATCGCAATATAGTTTATCCGGGCAGCATCCCGTTGGACAGCGACCTTTTGTCCGTAAATAGAAATGCCATGATCAGTCTGGGCTTTCTTGCTCAAGCCATGCTCGGCACCAACACTGTCGTGGACGGATTGATATGCCAGCCAACGAGCCCAGCATCCATGAGCATCGTAGTCGGCCCAGGCAGTATTGCGCAGCTGTGTCCAATTGACACTTTGGCTTACGGATCTATTCCGCCGGATCCCACTGACTTGATCATGAAAATGGGGATCAACATCGGTTCCACGACCTTTGGTTTGACCGCACCACCAAGCGTAGGACAGTCTATCAACTATCTCGTCGAGGCTGCATTCCAGGAGGCCGACAATGGGCCTGTCGTCCTGCCCTATTATAACGCAAGCAATCCGGCCCAATCGTATAGTGGGCCTTCGAATTCCGGAACTCCGCAGAATACTTTGCGGACCCAAAGAGTCCAGTTGCAACTCAAACCGGGGCTTCCCGGCAATACAGGCAGCCAAGCGACACCCGCGGCTGATAG